GAACCCTTCCTTCAGATACGTAACCGCGATGATATCCCCCGGCAGCAGGTCCACACCGCGCACTGTGGTTTCAAACTCAATGAACGTATTGCCACGAATCAGCTTGGCGAGTTGGAGCTGCAACGCCCGCGTCGCCTGATCGAAATTCGTCAGCCCTAGGGAGGTGGACGCAGTCGACACCACCCGGCCCGTCAGGACCGAATCGTCGACATCCACCAGCGATAGACTGTCCTGCTGGCTATCGTTAAATTCGTCCTGAAACTCAACCGTCAGTTGGTTCGCAACGTCCGCACCACTCTTTGAGTACAGCCGCAGCGTAGGCTCTCCGGTTGGCTTCCGCAGAATACCTGAGAATGCGGCGGAGCTGTCGCTGAACTCGTAAGCAGGCCATCCCCCGTTCAGCTGATCGGTACTGTTCGACCCTGCGGGCTTATCCGGCTGCTGAAGGGAAATAGAATTTTCTACCCGCAGCAAGAGCAGCCCCGCCGAGTCATAGGTCAGCATCAGGGACGAGGCGCTGCGGATTCCGCGCAGTAACTCGGCGGCGCTTGTCCTATCGCTCACCACCAGGCTGCATTCGAAGCGCGAGATGGACGCTGGATTCCCAAATAGATCAGTCGTCGTTAGCGGTTGGGCACAGTAGGTAGCCGCGGCAGCAAAGCTGGGAAGATTAATCTCGCTCGGTAGCCATCCGGACCGCCGCAGGACGTCCAGAATCACCCATGCTGGATTGTTCGTATAGGTTTTGCCGAGCGAGGTCCCACTGTCGTCGAAGCTCTCCAGCTTCAACCCCCGCACCAGCACCTGCACTTTGGGAAGCGACTGTCCGTTGCTGATGCGGTTCGGCACAACGACGCTCAAAACCGCCATGCTGCCATACGGGTCGCCCAAAGGATTCCCGTTTGCGTCGGTGAAGTTTAAGTTGAAGGCGCCTGACTGCGTCCCCGGCGTCACCAGATTGTACCAACCCGTGGCGGTCATGTCCGCCCCGCTCACCCCCTCTGGGATTTCAAGGTCGTTCACTAAAACCGTGATGACGCTGTCCATCTCGCCCATTCCGAGCAAGGTTTCCATGCGCGTCAGATTTCCATCATTGCGGGCAAAAACCACAGGTGGCTGAAACCATGCCGTTCCATAAACTAACGGCACAAAATCGTTGTACAGCGCAAGATTGTCGACCAACGGCGATAGATGCGTTCCACTCTCGCCGAAACTCCTCACCTGGATTTGCGCGGGAACGAATTCTATCCCTCCAAAGCGTCTGGTGATCCGGCTCGAATCGTCCTCATCGAACATACCGCGAGCCTCGCAATTTGCCCGCGAAAAGTCGCATGACGTAAATGGCGCGCCGCTATTTAAGTTGCCCACCCCGCCAGTCTGGTCAGGAGAATATCCACATCGGAAAAGCGCTGAATAGTCGCCCTTCGCGCCGCCCGTCAACGCCTCTAGCCTCTGCGCATTCGTCGCAGGAAAGGACCAGGGACAGCGCCGCTCAATTCGAACATCGGGGAGCACGATCCGCTGCAGATTGAAACGATTACTGAAGGTCACGCGGAAGGTCGATTCGGTAATCTCGTCCGCCGAATTGCCGACACCCTTGAATAGCACCCGTGCTTCAGAAACAGGCTGGTTCGTTCCAAAATCGAAGAAGACCAGCTGGATCGTTAGTTGTCCGCCTTTGAACCCGGTCTCCCGCTCGATTTGAGAGAAGTGAGAATCGGCGTTTGCCAGCGTGACACTGATCTTCGCGGTACTGTCCAGGCCATCGTCGGATGACGCGCGTAACTCGAAAAGATTGTGCCGCAGTAACCGGGCCGCGTAGGCGTTGCTATCAAAACTAACGGCGTGCGTGCTCCAGCGCTCCACCGCACCTGTCTGCAGTATGCAGTCAAATAGGAATACCGGAGCCGGTGTCGCCTCTTGTTCTTTGAGTTGGTCGATGGTGGGCATGGTATTAGTTCTCCGCGGCTTGGATCCGCAGGGCGATGTCGTAGATATCCGTTGCTTGCGCTTTGGTGGCCAAAGAGTCAGAGGTGAAACGAGCTCGTGAATACACGCCGCCCCCCGCCCCCGTCCGCTTGTAGTCCGACGGCCCGATCTGTGCATCCACCTGCATCCCAAACAAATCCACTGAGGCGCCGCCGTCCAGGGACACACCAAATGTCACGCTGCTGGTCTGCTGTCCCAAGTTGATCGAAAGGTTGAACCGTTTCCAGTTGCCGTTAAGTTGGATTGGTAAAGTGGCGATCGCACCCGTCGTCTGCGCCATCAAGGTTGCATTTGATCCACCCTGAGTTCGGGCCCACACGCTGATCGAATACTGAAAATTTCCAGGGACATCCAGGACCTGCGCCACAGCCTGCCCTACATCTCCTGCATTAATTACCCTGGTCGCGCCGGTGCCTCCCATGGGATCAGCGATCCCTGTCGTGAGTTGGATGAGAGGACCGTTCGTCCATACTGTATTGCCGAACTCCTCGCTATACGCCAGCAAGTTGCCCGCAGGATCAAGGAAAGTGAACAGCCCCCATTGCCCTGAGACTGAAACATACAGAGCTTCAATCGCATCCGTCTCGGCTCGCGTCAGACTCCTTAGTTGCAAGTCCCACTGAACCATCGCCGCGTCCGAATCTTCGAAGATGTCCTTCTGACCGTCTCCCAGAACATTTACGACCGTCCTAGCTACGTGCCGTTTCTTAAGCGGGTAAAGGCTCGACGCGCCCGTCACGAGTTGTGGAAACACGAGCATTTACCGGTTCTCCTTAACCGTCAGCGACGCAGCCCCGCGGCTCAAATCGCTGAAGTTCAGCTCCAGCGTGTCGCTGTCAAAACTGCAGCTTGCATAAACCGTGTTGTCCCATGGGTCGGTGAACGAAAAACTTTCGAACCGTCCCGCTTGACTCAGAAAGAAGATCTCCATCGCGCTAAGCTCTCCTTCGTCCAATAAATCGAAGCGAATCGTCCAGCGTTTCAGCGGCACCGTCCCCGTACGGAACCTCTGTTCCAGACCGTCGATGAACCGATACACACTGGTGAAACTTTGCTGTGATCGATCCGAAGGGTACTGAGCAACCACCCCTGTCTTGAGTTGCGGGAAATTCGCCATTTATACCTCCCGGATGACATCGTTCAGAACGCTCGACTCGAGCATCGCCTGACGCACGGCTAATGCGATATCGTTGCTGTGGTCAAGAAAGGACTGGCTGTCCATTGCTTGAACCTGAACCGTAATCTGCGTTGAAGACGACGATGCCGCACTTGAATCCACGGGCCGCGGCTGGCCACCCTGGGCATAGTCGACTCCGAAGGCCGACCCCGGAGCCGCATCGCTCACGCCGGCAGCCACGTTGACCTTGTTCGGCGGGACGTACGGCGTCAGCGCGGCTGGTTGGCTTGATCCTCCGCCACCAAACAACGATACGATCCCCGAAATTAGCGGACTCAGTGCCGAGCCTATTCCAAAAGTGCTGGAGAGCGTCTGCCCAATCGTCCCGGCCGTCGAACTTCCGCCTTGCGCTTGTTGCGTCGTGTTCTGATCTACCGCTTGCGTATTGCTGGTGGTCGCTTGTGTTTGTGCCTGCCCCACGGTTTGCAATTGAAGCAATTGCTCATTCAGTTGATTGAGTGTTTCCGGGAGCACGCTGGAAGCCGCATCTCCCGTGCCGCCCGATGCTTGGCTCGCCTCGCTTACAACCGACTGAATCGTTTGCGGCGTTTGGAACAACCCCGGGTCCAGCAGGGTTTGCGAATTGTTTTTACTGTTGGCCATTTGTTTGTTCTCTTTGCCACTCCTGCTCTAACGCTAGAAACGCATCCGCCTCGCGCGCCATTTCTTCATCGGGTCGTCCAAGCCCAAAGTGCTTAGACACAAAAAAGCGCTCCACGCGCTCTATGCTCTCCGGCGTGACGAAAGACTTGGGACACTCTTCAGCCGTTACACTCCCGCGTATCCAGACCAGCCTCTCCGGCCCGCGTTCCGCCTCGTTCAGAAAGCCACACCGGCGCTTTCTCTCTAGACCCTGCCGTCTGCACTGCTCGCATGTCCACCCGGCTTGCTCCGAGCGCAAAAAATGGAATGCGACAATCAGTTTTTTCTTTCGGCCTGGCTCAGCCCGCACTCGGCTTTGATCCGGCTGAGCACCTCCTCCGCCAGTTCGATCGGGCCGCGTTCGATCAGCAACTCGGGCGTTGCCGCCTCCCCATCAATCTCAAGTCCTTCGACTTGATCCAGTCCCCACTCCAGATAGATCTGCTCGATCTCACCTTTGAGCACTGTCGCTTCCATCTGCTCTCCAGGCGCTCCGCCGGCCTGTAGAAACTCAATCTTTCTTCCGATTTCGCGGATCCGGCGAGCCAGATCGATGCGTCGCCCCAGCGACACCCGCCGGATCCGGAATCGGACTCCCAGTTGTGTTCCCGACTCAAACCACAGGCAACTCTCGTGCTGCGTGATTTTAACCGAAGGCGATGTAGAGCTCGTCATTTACAGATCCTTGAGCGCGGCTGCTCTGAAATTTCCACTGCAGTCTTGTTTCTGCGTCATCGAACTCGGGCACTTCGGGAACCATGGCCGGCATGTATGCTCCAAAGAGCTGCCCGGATTGCTCGCCGAGCTGGAACATTACGCTAATCGGCGATCTCTGTCGGGCCGATTGATAGAGGCCTCTGGTCTGATCGTCGTCCTGTTCGAAAATCTCGAAGTTCAGCGTTACCTTGCGTTGTCCGCCCGCGATGCAGCGGGCCGAATCGTTTCCGAATTCCTTCACCCGCAAGTCGATGCCGTTATCCAGTTGAAGTTCCGCTTTCGTCAGTGTGAAGAACCGCGCTGGCAGCGCCCCCATCCACACTTGCCCCAGGTGGCCTGGAACAATGGTGTAGTCAAATCCAGCGTCCATGGGCTCTGTTGGAAACGACGTCAACCCGCCTTGCCCGCTGGCAAAGCTTGTACTGTCTAACAGGTCCTTTGACGGACCCGCAAAGATAAATTCCTGGAAGTCCCCGTTAACCTCGACCTTCATCGTGTTCATGGCAGCGCCATTCAAAATTCTCTGCACCACCGTCGCCGGATCCCAATAGTCGAAGATGCTGACGCTTCCCAGGTCCGAGGCCAGCGCATACGTTATCGTGATCCCCAACACCCCACCCGCGGCGAGACTCGTGAATGGTGCGTTGAGCACTGCCGTTGTATCGTTTGCGATGGCTGCCACAAACCGCATCTCACCGCCGAAACTCACGCCCTGGCCCACGCTCAAACCGTGAGCAGCGGTGAACACAAGAGTGGTTTGGTTCGAGATGGATGCGATCGTGCCACCCATGAACGTGACCGGCACTGCACCCATGGCCGCCTGAAACAAAGGGCTGTGGCTCGGAGGCTGCGTCTGATCGGTCCACTCCGTCATGAACGTACTGAGCTGAAAGTCAGTTATCTTACGGATCCGATTCGGCAATCCTACGAAGGTCCGGCTGCCCGTCTTATCGCGGCGGCCGGTTTGCTCAGGCACCTGTTTGGCAGTCAGCTTCACCAGTGGAATGCGGTTCTGCGTCGTTACCACGCCCACGTTGCCGTAGGACGTCTCTAAGCTCACGTAAACGCGATTATTGTTGGACGAAATGTAGCACATAAGGAATTACTCCCCCCGCCTCTCTTCCCTCTTCTTGTCCCTATTTCGAAAGGTCTACGTCAAAACTGACTTTGGCGATCTGGAGGAAGTTCTTCCCGCCATGCGTCACCGGCTCAAAAGTAACCTCGTACCCGCCTGTAAAAAACGCCCCCTCGCCCCAGCTCCCGCGGTTCGTATCCAAAACGCCCGTTATCGCGTCCACATACAACCGCAATTGCTCCTCCACTCCATCGATGCGATCCTGCGACACCCTCACCTCGGCCACCGTACGAACCTTTCCGGAAAACACGCGGAATTTTTCGGTGAGCTGGTTGCGGACGCGATCCACATAAACATGAATCACCGGATATTTCACGATCGTGGCCTTCTCCGTGAGTGCAAACGCAACGTTCTGGTTCACAATGTGGGCCGGCGGTAGCGGAGCCAACGCGACCCCGGTATCGTTCGCAAGCTGACCCACAATGGAATTAACTCCGGTGTCCGTTGCGGACAGGAATTCCACCATCTTCCGCGCCGTGATGCTGCCTGTCTGCGCCATTTCTGTTTGCTCCCGTCTTAATTACCCTCTGATTAGATTCGAGCCGCCGGTCACGTAGAGATCAGGTGTCTGTCCGTCGCCCGGGGCCCTACCGCTTACCGGACCAGTCTCGTTCACCACGAACGATCCACTCACCGCAACCGGCGAAGAGTTCTGCAATTGCAGGTTGACGTCGGTAAGGCTCACATAGACGTTGAATCCCGTAGCGCCCTGCGGCGGATTCACGGCCTGAATCACGGGCACCTGACCGTCACCGCTTTGGATAGCCGTCAACTTGCTCGGAGCGCCCTCCTGCCCGGTGCCGGAAACCCAACTCACCTGAATGTAGTAAACCGCCGACGGCGGAGCCCCACTAGTAAATGTGACCACCGGCAGATCGGCCTGGGGAATCGGGTTATTTACCAGCCCGATGCCATACCGAACCGTGTGCAACCGAGCTATTCGCGCCAAATCCCGATATTCCTGAGACTTCACTTGATAGCGATCGTTCAGTTGGTTATTGAAGGCGTCCCTGTAGAACACTTCCAACGCATGCACGGCGTGCCACCGCTTTAGCTGCGGCGTCACCACTACATCAGAGACGCCCTTCATTCTGCGCGACAGCGCCGACATGTCCGTCGAGTGGCTGAGCAGAATGTCGAGGACGTCTTCGACGATCTCATCTAGCGCCAAGCGAAGCTTGACCACCAGGTCGATCGACTCCATATTCGCGATGTCCAACACTGCCGATTCGTAGACGCGCAGCGCCTCTGTATCGTTGGGACAACCATCAGTGAGCAGCATAGCTTTGGGTCCTTTTACGATTTCTTAGACGCCTTCGCGCGGATTCGCATCGGTTTGCTCGGTGCAACGAGCGCCGCCTCCTCGCTCGCGGCCCGCCACTGCTTGGCGGTGTGCGTTACGAACTGAGCGGCTTCTGCCTTAGTTGCCAGATCAACCTTCCCGTCCACGATGAGTCGCGCCGCCAGGCTTCGCGACACCTGCGTCTTCAGACCCTGCTTCCCGCCGTCCGTAGTCTCGCGGCTGATCACCACGGGAAACGGATCTTGAATCTCGCTTTCGATCTTTCGGAGCTTTTCATAATAGACACGCAAATCCATAGCACCCTCTTCCCGTAAACGAATTGAGGCGGGCCCACTACAGGCCCGCCCCGGCATTGCTCAAAGCAGACTAACTGTTAACCTGAACACCGAAGCCGTTACGCAACACTCCGACGCCATACAGCACGTCAACCGTGAGTTGCTGCGCCAGCGTGTTCGGCTGGTAGCTCATCGTGACACGCATACCGAAATTGCCGAGCTCGGCGTATTCGGCAATCGCGCCCGTACCGGGAAGAGGCTGCGGCAACCGGCGAACCACCAATCCCAGGGCATCCCGGCCGAACGCCAGGTTGTGTGTCGCTACCGGACTGCTGCCGGTATGCCCGACAAATTGCGAACGGAAGATATAGAAGTCCTTCATCTTGCCGACCGCACCGTCGATCAGAGCGCGCAAACCCGCTTCTCCAGCCGTCTGAAATTCGCTGAAGCGCGGAATCTGTCGCAGAGCGGAATAGGTCGCCGAATCAACCACCATGTACTTGGCTGCGCTGGCCGGCACCTTAGCATTGAACAATGCCGTCTCCGCCGCATCCACGGTCGCTTCCGTGATCGCGGTCCCTGAAGTACCCACTGGAGCGTTGGTTGTAAACGCCGGGTACAAACTCAACAGGCTCGCCTCAATGCTTTCCGCGAGCGCAACCACGGCCGGCTGCATGTACAGTCTCAGCAGGTCGGGCACCGCCAGAATCTTGGTCACGTCCGGAATCTGGAAGGTCGCTTCCGCGTGCGTATTGAGGACAATCTGCGCGTTGCCGAGCGACGGGTTCTGCGTCTGTACCGTCCCGCCTTCGGCGATGTTGTTGGCCACCAGGGTCGGGGGAATCGGCACGTTGATCGTGTCTCCCGCCTGCGCCAATGCGGGCTCGTAGTCGCGATTGACAAGGTTGCCCATGACGAGGTTTCCCATCAAGGCTGGTAGCGCATCTGCAGCCACCAGTTTGACAATCGCGTTAGCCACATTTGCTGATGTAATTGCTGGCATTTTTCTCCTTATGAAAAATCGACGGACTCCTCCGTCTGTTTTTGTGTACTCGCCGCGGCCACGGCATGGAACCAGAAACAGGACCGCGGCGATTCACCGTGCGCATTTCTGGCAGCGCAAAAAGTGCGCAAGCTCGTTAAAAAAGCGTATAGCCCCGTCCCATAAGGGCGGGGATTCAGGACTCAAGGCTCAATCGGCCACTTCGCTAGAGTCCGCGCAGCGTCTGCGACGCCACGCGCGCCACTTCCTGGCGAGCCCGATCTAACTCGTCCGCGCTCATCCCCGGACGAATCCTGTCCAAATCCACGGGAGCCGACCCGGATGCGTTGCGTTGATTCGGCGTAGCGCCGGAACCGCCGGCCAGGCGGGCCGGAAGCAACTCTGGGTTGTCGCCCACAAAACGGTGCAGGTAATCCCTAAAGTCCGCGCCGTCCTGCGCCTGCAGCCTTCCATCGTCGCCCCGTACAATCTCGTCGCGCACGGCTTTGTAGGCGAGTTCCACCTTGGCCACGCCCAGCTTTTGAAGTTCTGCGCGAATCGTCGAGCTGCGCTCTGCTTCTTCCGCCTTGGCCCGTGCCCGTTCATTCTCCGCCACCAGTTCATTTACGCGTTGCTCCAACGTCTCTCTGCGGCGCTTCTCTTCCTGCAGCTCCGTCTTGTACGCCGGCTCGGTGCGCGTATGTTCTGCCTTGATAAACTCCTGCACCACCGATTGCACCAGTCCCCGAATGTCGTTTGTTTCGTCCGCCATCTCTGTCTCCTTGAAATTTCGCTAACTTGCCTCGATCTCCGCGGCTACCTGATCTTTCACATCCTGCCGTGCATCACAGAGGAACTTGAGTGCCAGCCTCTTGAACATTTCTTTCTTCAGCGTGGGCGAGCTCACTCCCAGTGCCAGTAGGCTCTTGGCGTCCTCCAGTTCCGTCGCCAGATCCGCAATATCGAATTCATCCATTCCCGTAACGCTGACGCTCAAACCGTCTTCCCGAGCCGCTTCAATCGCCTTCAATACGCGCCGGATCTGCTCCTTAACCGCATCACCGTAGGCGCGCAGAACTTCTTGTGTGATCGAAAAATCGAGCTGCTTGCTCAACCCCGACTGCCGGCCTCCCCCGTTCAGCGGCCCTCCCGCCTGCGCCAGATAGCACACCCGATAAATTTCTTCCTGCAAGCTCACCAGATTGTCTTGAGCAATCTGAAAAACTTTGCCCTCCGGTTCCGTCCACCCGAACCGGTCGTTAGGCCCCATCTGGATGTAGTAGCTCTCCCCGATCATCTGGCTCCAGTCGCGCTCCGAATAAACCACAGGCATCGAGAACAAGCCCATTGTCATCGCCCAGGACAGCGCATTGGACTTATTGAAATGCTCAAGTTGAAGAGAACCCGAACGGTTAAGCATCCACAAACCCTCGGGAATGCGTAATCCGAACAGCGGCACTTGCCCTACTTTCGCAAGGCAGTGCGGCCCCTCATCTACCAGAGCTCTCGCTCCGGCCCCGCTCCCGTCCCGGGCTTCGCAATAGATCCGAAAGTTCTGCTTGTCGTAGTAGGCCCACCGCGTCTCCACACGCCAATCTGGGTCTTCCACTTTGTTCTTGCGGATCGTTTTGGTGCGGAGCACAACCCAATCGAAATTTCCCCGCTCGTCCAGGCTCCAATTGATCAGATCCTCCGGCGAGTACTCCACCAGATACGCGCGAGATGCGCCGCTAGCGTCTTCCTCACCCCTTGTCTCCACCCTTCCCGCCAGCCGGGGAAAGTCCACCAAAACATAGCTGCTGCCCGTTACGAGCGCCTCAATGTACTGCCGGCGGAAGAAATCAGACAGACTCGACCCTTTGCGATCCGCGTCTTCAACTAATGCCGAGAAGAACTGCCTGCCGCCTTCGTTCTTACCTTCAAACGTCAGCACCGGTTCTTGTCTGAACAAGGTTGCCGCGTACCAGTCCACAATGGAGCCGATGTAGTTCTCATAGAACACCCGGCTCAACCGCTCCAGGTAAACGTCGCCAGGCTCCCTTTGCCGGCGGATCAGATACTCTTGCGCGCAATTCCTGAATTGCTCGCCGCCCACGTACAGGTCGCGGTATTTCTTCCACACATGCTTGCGCGTGATGTATTCCGGATGTTCGCGATCGATATCAAACACGGTATCTCCCTTTACCTCAGCTACAGCAGCCTCTGACTCTGTTCTCCAACCGTCCGTCCCGTTCCGAATTTCTGCCACAACAGGTACCCCAGCGCATCGGAAAGGTGTGTCCGCCGCGGATCTTTCTCCTTGTCGATCACTTGGCTGTTTTCCTTGTACCCAACCTGTTCCAAGTCCCGAATCAATTCCGTGCAGCGCGGGTCTATCATCAATGCGCGCTTCCCTTCCGCCGAGCACAGCTTCGAATTCATCAAAAGAATCCGATCCCGCACCGCCGGATTTGAGCGCGGCACAATAAAATTGGGCACTCCGTATTCGCCGCTCCGGAAAAACTCCTTAAGCATTCTGACGTCGGATTCTCCAGTGGTTTGCATCCGCTGGCCACTCGCATCGGCGTACACCGTCACTCCCCCTGGATGATTTGGAAACCTCCGCGCGAATTCCCCGCAAGCCTGCAACGTCGTAGCTCGACTCAGAACAATCTCGTCCACCACCGTCACGTGATCGCCCCTGACTTGCGCAACTACCGAACTCATCGGGTCTACGTTAAAATCCAGCGCCCACTCCAGCGGCAGGCGACGATCTACCTCACTCTTGTCCACGTTTCCGTTCCGTGTAAATGCGTGATAAACCCTCCCCGCGCTCATGCTGAGATATTCACCCAACACTTCCTGCTGGTAAAACCGCTCGTCGTAGCTGTTCTTCAGCCTCTCGTAATAGTCCGGGATCTGATCCAGCAGAAACCGGTTTTCAAAGGGCTGCGCCACTACCGTCTCGTACCCGGGAATCGGCGATTCGATGAACCGCTCATAAACCCAGTCATATCCCTTCGGCGTCCACACCGCGAAGCCGCACAACCGCTTCGCCTCCGGATCCCGAAGCCGCCCCTCCAGCCGTACCCAAGCTTCCTTGGACGTGTAGGTCAACTCGTCCACCCCAAACCACGCCAGGTTGCTTCCACGCAGCCTCTCGAACTCTTCCACGGCACGAAACAAGATCCGCGATTTCACCCCGCGCAACACCACAAAGTTTTCCGCACGATTCACATCGTGCGGAATTTCATTCCGGTCCAGCGTCTCCAGCAAAGCCGCCACCGTCGCGTCCCGCAACATCGGATACGTCGGCGCTCCAATTAACCCTGTACGTCCAGGATTCAAGTAACTCAGGCGAATCGCCTCGTGGCACAAGGCCTGACTCTTGCCGGATCCAATCGGACCCGAAAATCCCTTGAAACGCGCCTTAGAATCATGAAATCGCTTCTGCGTCGGCAGCGGCTTGTACGCGATTGCTATTTCTCGGAGACCCGCGACTTTCTCGCCGGCTTCTTGATTTCGGGTTGTGTCTCCTCCGCCGGTCCTTCGGGCTCCACCCATGTCACCTTGATCTCCCTTACCTCGTCTTCTTCCAACTCCTTGTGCAACTGCACCAACCGGATGTAGTCGCCCAACGAAGCTTTCAAACCAGTGCCCAACTTCTTCTCAACCGTTTCCAGCAGCTTCGCAACCACCTCCGCCTGCCTCCGGCTTATCCCTTCCGTCTCTTTTTTTTTTCTGTTGTTATTTTTTTTCCGGCCATAAGGGTAAGTTCCTCACAGTCGAAGGATAGAGGGTGTTTCAAAAACTAGAGGGAATCCCAGACGTGAAATAGTTGGGACGAAAGAAGTTGTTTCAGGGAGAAGTGCCGCGCAGGCACGTTTTCAGCAGTCCGGCTTTGCCTTAAACCCGCGCCGCCAACTCGGATTCCGCCAGATCGATCCACGCACTGTCACTCGCCACCAGGCTGCGTGTGCCGCGATCATGGACGCCCGGAACAATAGTTGTTTTCACCCACGTCAGCCGATCAAGCGTAAACCCGCGCTCGCCCGAGTATTCGCTCCACCGTCGTTGAGCACTCTGTGCCGCTTCGGC